TAGGTCTAATACCAGGCTCCTTACTTCCATCTTTCTTAGCAAATGAGAAATAGGTATTTCTTCTCATCATCTCTTCCTGCATAATACTTAGAAATCCTCCTTGTTGTCCAGAACTTTCTATACCTACACTAAGTGGGTTCCACTTTCTAACATATGCAAATATATCCTCTATATTCTGACTCATACTTTGTCTCTTACACTGACCATCTACTAACATCCAGTCATTGTTATTACTAATAGCCCACACTCCAATAGTACTAAAGTCAGCACTCTTCTTCGTACTAGTAGCGAAGTCTGTACTTATATAAATGTTGTAGCTATCATTGTCAGGCTTAATCATAGTTGGGTCAAACCATCTGATATCATCCTCTTCCACTAATAAGGTACTAAGGTCTGTAGTCTCAAGCATAAACTCTTGATAGAAATCCTGTAACTTACCGGAAGCCTTATACATCTCATATTTCTCAAGTACTGCCTCATAAGGGAACCTGTCTACCCAGTTACCTTTAAACTCTTCCTTCGTACAAGGAAACTTCTCACATATAGGGAACTTGTGCACTAACCATGCATCACTCTCACTCAATTGGTGCAAAAGGTCATTCTCACTAATAGGTGTACCAATTACATAAATCCTATACTTAGTAGGATGTAATGCAGGAACAATAGCCTTATAGAAGTTATCATTAATAGTCTTCTGTATAACCTCTGAAGTCAAGGCATCATTGGTAGTAACATCATCAAGAACTACAATATCAGGTCTGTTATTGTTATATCTAACACCCCTAATGTTTGTCTTCATACCGAATCCCTTAATATCAAGCTCATGCCCCTCTTGATTAATAAGCTCCATCTCACCATCAGTCTTTCTCTGAATAGTCAACAAACTCTGTAACAGCGGACTCTTATCTATCTTACCTACCACGTTTCTAAAGAAACCCTTAACACCATTCTCAGCACTATCACCTACAAATGCTATAAAGTTTACCTTACCAAAGTTATGTACCTTACCCTGTACACCAGCATAAATAATAAACCACTCCATCATAGTACTCTTAGCACTACCCCTGAAGCTCTCTATCACTACCTGCTTATGTCTACCAAAGTACTTATCAGCTAGTCTATAATGAATCTCTGCATTGGCATTATCCTCTACAGCACAAGCTCTAATAAAACTAATGAACTTAACTGACTCCTCACTAGGTATATACACACTAGGTGGCCCAGGATGATGTGGTGTATTCTCACTCATCTTCAGCTCCTCTAATACCATTCTTCTCAAAGTACTTATCTACCTCTTCTACTGAGTGAAACCTCTTAATACTGTGCGGATATCCTAGACCCAAGAGAAATAAATACATCTCATCATGAGCTAAGTCCTGCACTATACTAACACCCTGTCTTGAACCAATGACTTTAAATCTATCTATATCTCTCATTCATCCACCTCAACATCTATAGCATCCTCATCTTTAGGTTTCATGGCTCCCATCTCTCCAATACTCATGGCTCCATTCTCTAATAACTTCATCTGATTCCCTGCTACGGCTTCCAGCTGTGCATTCAAATCTTCCAGTGCACTACCACCACTAACACCAATATCTAACTCTACCTTAACATTCTCAGGAGGCTTAACATGTTCCAATATAGCCTTAGCTGCAGCAATCCTGTCCTTACTATGTCTCGCACTAGTCATCTCATCAGCCAGCACATTAACTGCCTCATAAGTAGTCCCTTGAAACATCAAATACAAAGGAACATTAGCCTGAGTAAGAATATCAACAACCATAGGACTCTTCCTATACCTACTAGCTGCACTAGTCAGTTCCTTGTACTCCTTACTCCCAGCTGCTGCCCCAGCTCTCAACTTAACAAAATCCCTATCATAAAAAGTATTCTTATAAGCCTCAATATACTTATTATCAACCTCTAGGAATGCACAGAACTTAACTGCATTAATAAAGTCCACCATACTCCCACTATTCTTCATCATCACATTCTGTAGACTCATCATATTGTCTATCATCTTATGACCATCAAACTCCGGGTTCTTCTGTGTCTCATTAATTAAATCAACAGTCTCCTGCGTTATTGTAGCCTTCTTACCAGGGAATATATCCCTCAACTTAGCTACAGTCAAATCCTCTACGGGTTGTTTAACCATTCCTAATCCTACCATCATTACCCCTTATATCTCTCATACAATCTAGCCAGTCCCTGCATAATCCCAGCCTTCTTAGTCCTATCATCAATAGCTGCCTGCACCTTAGGGTCCTGCTTACCTACAACCTTCTTCTTACCAACAGTCTTACCTACCAATCCTGCCTTAGGCTCTACCTTAGGTGCCTCAACCTCTACACCCTCTCTATAATACTTCCCATTAATCTCAACAGTCTTTGGTTCCACCTACAATCCTTCAAATTAATTTACTTGAGAGTATAACATAACTTTTCTAAACTTACAAATACCTACGCTACGCATTGGTCTATCGTCCCTCGCTACGCTCACTCCTTGACCATGCTACGCTAGGAGCTAATATAACCATTTAAAACCCTTAACCCTACCCATGGTATACCCAATACCTCTAAAACCTCTCAGATTGTATCCTCACCTATTTAAACATATATTATTATATTTATGAACCAAGAGTATTACATACATGAACCAAGGAAATAAACTATACCCCCCTATCAAACACAAAG